CCATGAAGTTTTTTTGGTTTGAAAGATCTGACACGTTTGAACTTAAAAACTTGTCTGAAGATTTAGAAAAAAATGGATTTGATGGGGTTTTATTAATATACTCCTTCTATAGTGACGATCATTTTGTAAAAATTGCCAACAGCATAGACGTTAATAAAAAAATAAAATATATAGTTGCAATTAGACCATATGCCATATCACCTCAATATCTGTGCATGATCAATAATTCATTTAAAAAAATATCAAAAAACAGAATAATAATAAACATAGTTACTGGTTGGATATATGATCAAGATAAAACTGTTGGAGGGATACAAGGAGTAGTCAACGATCTTTCTTCTAACATAGAAAGATCAAACTATTTAATAGATTATGTCAAAAACTTAAATAGTGTTAGTGGTGGACCACCAGAATTTTATGTATCCGTAACTAACGAGACTGTGTTTAATAGTGTTAGTAAAAATAATGTTATAGTCCCATACTCTTTATACAAACAAAATAGGTTTAATCTTGACAAAAACAAAACAATGATATCTATATTCCCTATAATAAGAGAAACAGAAGAAGAACTGTTTGATTTAAAAAAGGTAAAAAGGCAGCAAGATGTTGAATACTTTACTAAAAAAGAATTTGAAAAATTTTTGCATGATTTGGAGTCAGACGGTATATTTAATATATTGTTAGGAAACGATCATGACGAAGAATCCAAAAAAAATATAATAAGTTTTGTTAGTAGTATAACTAACAAATAAACAAACATCCTATAGGAGGAAAAATGAACACAACACAACTAAAGGCAATGCTTGCATCTTACGGACGATCAGTCCTTGGTGCTGCAATTGCACTATACGCTTCAGGCGTAACAGATCCAAAGACACTTGCTTACTCATTGCTAGGAGCCATCGTGCCCGTTGCAATCAGAGCATTTAACCCTAACGACAAGGCATTCGGCATGTTGCCAGATGTCAATGAAGTTGAGGTAGCACTCAAGACTGCCAAGGTAGTTAAGAGACCAGCAGCAAAGAAGGCTCCTGCAAAGAAGTCTGCAGCAAAGAAGTAATATATTAGATTAGCAGGCCAGGGTATTTGACTGGCCTGTTTTTCTATGCTATAATATTTATACCTGCCCATTAGGGGGGTATATTAACTTATTCGCTTGAAAGGGGAATAATATGATGAAAGATCCATGGGCCATTTTCAATGACCCTTTTTTTATTGGGTTTAATAGAAACCTAACACAGTTAAACAATGTATATAAAACAAACAATCAATCCTATCCTCCGTATGATCTTCTTAAACTAGATGAAGACACATATCAGATCTCGCTGGCTATTGCTGGTTTTTCAAAGGAAGATATTGATGTATCCGTAGATAATGGAACACTAATTATTAAGGGTGAGATTGTAGAAGTAACAGATGCAGAGGTAGTTCATAAAGGCATCGCAGGAAGAAAGTTCGTAAGATCTTTTGCACTGGGAGAATATATGGAAGTCACGTCTGCAGAACTTAAGGATGGCATGCTGCATGTTCATGTAGTTCGCATTGTTCCTGAAGAAAAGAAGCCTAAATCTATTAAAATTAAGTAGTATAATAGATAACATTCCGATATAAGACTTTAAAAGGTTTTACAACGGATGCTCCTATGAGTGGAGAGTTAGCAGGAGTCGAACCTTCGTGGCTAATAGACCTGAGCAGTCGTCTATAAACTGCTTATTTTTGTACATGCAAAAAGTGTTATTGCATATCGTGTCCCGTTATAAATATCTTTGACACCATGAGCATACTCTTCAGTCCCTGGATGAATTACCATATCGCCAGACTTTGGCTTGTACTGTAAGTTTAGTTTTGGGTAATAGATCTCTCCACCATCGTAGTTATCATTTAGATATAAGACCAATCCATAATGAATTTTTGTTTCTATAACTTCAGGGCTGTCGTCAAAATGAACTGGCATACCCTTACCATCAGACCTTATTAAAGCATCAATGCTTGTTAAAAAAAGATTTTCTTTCGATATTTCTAACATTAACTCTTCTGCTCTTTGCATAAAATTGTTTTTATTTTTTAAATATTCTAATGCTGCAAGCCTTTTTGTATTTTCACTAAATAATTCTTCTATATTATTTTCTGATGGAAGTTGGATTAATTTATCATTAAAATACTCAGAAGAGATAAAATTTTTATAATTTACCTTATTGTTTAAATCAATACATTTAAAGATTGAATTAATTTCATTTTCAGAAAGGAAATTATTAACAATTATTATTTCATTATTAAAAGGTTTTATCATATTTTTTTATCTAGTCCACCAAGAAATACTGTATCTATTTGTCTTTCTTACCTCATGAACTCCATGCTCATATTCTTTATTTCCAGGATGCATGACTAGAGACAAAGCCTTTGGCTTTATAGATAAATCCTTTTGAGGATAAAAAATTTCTCCACCCTCATAGTCCTCATTTATATAAACAACAAAACCATGTGTAATAATTTTTTCTAATGGATTGTACTGCGGATGATTAGGACTAATCTCATCAGTATGAACCCCAAGACCAGGACCAATTCTTCTAGACACTGAGTTTATTGGCAGATAATTAAACTCAGAAATGCCATACTCACTAGAAAATATAGGTTTTGATCTTTCCTGAAGCATAGACATAAAATCATTGTATTCTTGATATTTTTCTTTAAGATTGTTTCTACCAATTCTTAATTGATTGCCATACCATTCCTTTAGCCCAGAGCCATCGTTAGACCCATCCCACAACTTTGGGTCTCTAGTTGCTAGTTCAAGTACAAAATCAGCCTCAGCCTGACTTAAAAAGTCTTCTACAACTACTATTTCGTTATCAAATGGTCTAATTATATGCATACGACCATTATACACCATATAACTCTGTGCTATAATTGTTATATGATTAAAGAAGGCGACTTCGTTATGGGCTCAACATCTGAGGGTGTTGTACATGGTGTTGTAGAACACATTATGAATGAGGGTGGAATACTTGGTACACCTGGATCAGAATATGCTTTGGTTTCAATGCCACCAGAAAATCCAGCAATGTCTGTTAGAATTTACAAAGAAGAAGACGGTACATGGAAGCCAACAGCATATAGTATTGGTATGATGTACAAGGATGCTGAAAAAGCAGATATGGATAATCACACAATGGATTCAGAAATAGCAATGGCAATGTATGACTCACAGATGGGCAAAGCAGAAAAACCCAACTACGCAGAAATAATTGATGAGCGTGAAGGTGGTAGCGATCCTGCAGATAAAGAGTTGTATGCAAGAGTTATTGCAGCAGCAAAAGCAAAGTTTGATGTTTATCCTTCAGCAGTCGCAAACGCATGGGTAGCACAAGAATATAAAAAGCGTGGCGGAACATACAAGTCTTATCATGAAGACGAAGAAGATAAACTTAAGAAAGAATATGAGGGCTGTGGCTGTCCAATGTGCAAAGAACTAAATGTAACTTGTGCAGAATGCCCAATGTGTCAGGCTGGAGAAATGAAATCAGATTGCTGTGGCAATGTAAGCAAGCAAGCACCTTGTTGGGATGGTTATGTGCAAAGAGGTATGAAGCCAGGAGCAAATGGTAAGCCAGTTCCTAACTGTGTTCCTGCTGCAAAAGCAGATGATTTGTTTGAAGATGATGACACAGTTGAATATGATACAGATTCAGTATCAAAGGCTGAAGGATACTCACCACCAGCAGGAGCAAGATCTGCTGCTCGTAGAGCAATTAAATTTAAAGAAGATGGAAAAGCAAATGGTGCTGGAACATCTGTAGGTTGGACTCGTGCAGGGCAGTTAGCAAGAGGAGAATCAATCTCTCTTAGTACTGTCAAGAGAATGTACTCATACTTCTCACGACACGAAGTAGACAAGAAGGGTAAGGACTGGGGCAACTCAGCAAACCCATCTAACGGATACATCATGTGGCTTGCATGGGGTGGAGACGCAGGATACTCATGGTCAAGAGGAATTGCTAACCGTGAAAGAGATAAAGGTTTGTTTGCTGATTTTGGAAAAGATTACACAAAGGTTCAAAGAGAAAGACACACACTCTAATGCCAAAGAAAAAAGCAGCAGCATTTAACCCTATTCAGATTAAAGATGGTTGGATTGTAAGACTATACAAAGATGGTCGTATTAAGTCTAAGATTGCACCATACGAAGTCAAGCATCCTAAAAAATAATATTGGGTAGTTTTAAGTCATACCCAGGACTATTTATTACTTGCGCTTAGTAAAACTAAACATCTTTTCTTTTGCATTACTTGCTGCCTGCTTGAATCCATAAGCATAAGATCCAATCATCAATCCAACAATTGCTGTTGAATGTGCTAAATAAAACATTGCACTTCTCATTTACTTTTTCTCCTTAATAAATAGATCAGCATTCATTACCTTTGTCCATGCTGAAACAAAATCATGAACAAACTTTTCCTTGGCATCATCTGATGCATATACTTCTGCAATTGCTCTAAGTTCTGAGTTAGAAGCAAGGATAAGATCTACACGAGGTACATCTCCTGCTTCGTTAGCATTGGTGTACGATAATAGTTTAACTAAATAACTATTGTCTAACTTGTTGTCAGTTAACATTCTCATTCCAGATAAAAGAACAACCATGTCCACTGTTGTTAATCCAAGAAGGTTAGACTTTTCTACCAACAAGACCTCTGCAGGTGCAGTAATACTTGGATGAATGTAGTTACGGAATGCATCAAACTTTGGCTCAAGTACTGCAAATGAATCAACATCTGTCTGCTCCTGAGTTGCATCGCCACGACTGAACTTAGCGCCAATTACTATACCAATACCACTATTTGCTGCAGCAACCTGAACTCCAACTAATCCAGCAAACACTATAAGGTCTGCAAGAGATACATCGAAGTCATTCTTTATTTCATTAAGAACAGAAACAACTCTGTTGATTGCCTCATGATCATTTACTTCCCATGTGTTCTGAGGAGCAAGTACAACACGAGCACCATTAGCACCACCACGCTTATCTGTTTTGCGGAATGTTGATGCAGAAGACCAAGCAGTTGTTACTAGATCAGAAGAAGATAAGCCAGATGAAATAATTCTTTCCTTAATTGCATCTACATCTTCTTGTGTTAAACTATCTCTGGTTACATTGCCAACTGGATCTTGCCAAATTAATACTTCAGACGGAACTTCCTTACCAAGATATCTTGCGATAGGACCCATATCTCTGTGTGTTAACTTAAACCATGCACGAGCAAAGGCATCTGAGAAGTAATCAAAGTCTTCAAGGAATCTTCGAGAGATCTTCTCATACTCTGGATCAAACCTTAATGCAAGGTCTGCTGTTGTCATAACTGGAGCATGGAACTTGCCCTCAACATGTGCATCTGGAACTAAATTAGCAGCAGACTCATCTGTTGGAATCCATTGTGTTGCACCAGCAGGAGACTTTGTTTGTGTCCAATCATACTTAAATAATAACTTAAGGTATGAGTTGTCCCACTTAGTAGGAGTTGCAGTCCATGCACCTTCAATACCACTTGTAATTGTGTCTTCTGCATTACCCTTGCCAAATGAGTTCTTCCATCCAAGACCAAGGTCTTCAATAGTTGCTCCTTCTGGTGATGGACCAACATGTGAAGGATCTCCAGCACCATGTGCCTTACCAAATGCGTGTCCACCAGCAATAAGTGCAACAGTCTCTTCATCATTCATCGCCATACGAGCAAAAGTTTCACGAATATCTCGTGCAGAAAGTAGAGGATCTGGATTTCCATCTGGGCCTTCAGGGTTAACATAAATTAAACCCATCTGTACTGCAGCAAGTGGCTGCTCTAATTCACGATCACCTGTGTATCGTTCATTGGCAAGCCATTCCTTTTCTGCACCCCAGTACGTATCGTCTGACTCCCAAACATCTGCACGACCTCCACCAAAGCCAAATGTCTTAAAGCCCATGTTCTCAAGAGAAACATTGCCTGCAAGAATCATAAGGTCTGCCCATGAAATCCTCTTTCCATACTTCTGCTTGATAGGCCAAAGAAGTCTACGAGCCTTATCTAAGTTACCATTGTCTGGCCAAGAGTTTTGTGGAGCAAATCTGTGAAGACCTTCTCCAGCACCACCACGCCCATCAGTTGTTCTGTATGTTCCTGCAGAGTGCCAAGCCATGCGGATAAAGAACGGACCATAGTTACCGTAATCTGCAGGCCACCAATCTTGCGAGGTAGTTAAAAGTGCATTGATATCATACTTAATGGCATCAATATCTAAAGCATTAAACTCTTTAGCATAGTCAAAATCATCTCCCATAGGATCAGACTTTTCTGAATGCTTTCTTAATGATGATAGATCTAATTGATTAGGCCACCAGTCTTCATTTGTTGCAGCCTCTGTTGTGTATGTCTTGCCAGTATATGGACAAGTTACTTCGCTCATTAGTTTCTCTTTCTTTTGTGTTTATTATAAATTAAGGACAGTATAGTGTTGCAACACGATACGCAAATGTTTCCCGACATAAGCACAGCGACCATACTGTCACATCTTAATTATATCATGCACCCCTGGCAAGAATCGAACTTGCGACGCATGGCTTAGAAGTCCATCGTTCTGTCCACTGAACTACAGAGGTAAAGTATCTCCAACGGGATTCGAACCCGTGTTGCCACCGTGAAAGGGTAGAGTCCTAGGCCACTAGACGATGGAGACTTGGAGCGAGTGACCAGAATCGAACTGGCACAATCAACTTGGAAGGATGATGCACTACCATTATGCAACACTCGCCTTGTACATCTGGAAGGACTTGAACCTTCGGCTCTCTGCATATAAGGCAGGTACTCTAACCAACTGAGTTACAGATGTAAATTTTGGTATATTTTTATATACCGCAATTTTTGTAGATCATAAACTAGCCACGCATGTATGGAAACAATATGTAAGAGTATAGATCGCTATTATCAAGAAGTGCTGGGTTATTGGCAATATTCCCTAAGTTCATCTTCATAAGTGTCTTGTATTCAATAGTTAGCATCATTGCTGCCTCATTTTTATTAATATTGCCATATACATCTACTGCTGGAAATGTTCCAGTGATGCAAACTGCAGCATTTTTATTCCAAACAATATCCTTATATTCTGCAAGAATTGCAACTACATCTCTTTGCGCTCCACGCACCTTAGAATCCGACCAGAGGCTATCAGAAATTGGGAAGTCAACCATTACACAACTTTTGTCTGATGACTCCTTAACTTTGACATTTTTATCTAACTTAGACTCTACTTTTTCTTTAAATATATCAATGGGGCTTTTACTTTTATTTTCTGGTTTTTCTGATGCAGTCTTAATTTCTTTTACAGTTGTTTCAAGAATGATGCCTTTATCTACTTCTGGTGGCATGGTAACTCCAACTGCAATAAAAAGAATTGTTGGAAGAACAACAGCAAATGCTAAAATTGATTTAGAGATAGTTTTTCTTTTAACAATTGCAACAACCATAGCAATTAAACTTAGTGGATATAGCCCTACAAATAAATCCGACACATTATTTCCTTTGTTAGTAGTTATATGATAATTATACCGATTTTGGCACGGTATGTCAAGTACACCAGGTAGGACTTGAACCTACGATAGCCGAATTATGAGTTCGGTGCCTTAACCAACTTGGCTACTGGTGCATAGCCTATCTATATATTAAACAAAAGAAATAATACCACTAGAACAACAGAAACAAGAAGAAACTTAACCTTCTTAGTCTTTGGCCATTCGTCTGGCACTCTTACTTCATTCATATTTCCTCCAAGTAGTTATTTAATTAGTAATCCAA